GCAGTTTTATTGGGAACATCGTCGGTTCAATTTATGGTGATGTTATTTCAACCTTGGATGACAAAAAACAATTATGTCGAGTTCCGTATGATCCATCTTTTCCTGTTAATACAGCATGGGATATTGGATTTTCAGACTCAACATCCATTGTGTTCTTTCAAAATGTTGGACATGCAATAAATATTATTGATTATGTGGAAGATCGAAATTTTGCTTTTCCTCATTACGCACAAATTTTAAAACAAAAAGATTATGTGTACGACAAACATTTAGGTCCTCACGATTTGGATCAAACAGATTTTGCATCTGGAAAGTCACTCAGAGAGGTGGCTTATCAAATGCAAATAAGATTTAGAATAGCTCCAAGAGTTAAAATTGAAGATGGTATTCACGCAGTTAAAATGCTGCTGCCAAGATGTTATTTCGATACCGACAACTGTTCTAAATTAATAACAGCGCTCAGACATTATCATAGAAAATTTAGTGATAAGGAGCGTATTTTTAAACTGAAACCTGTTCATGATTTTTCCAGCCATGCTTGCGATGCGATGCGTGTCCTGGCTACTGGATTTAATGAAGAAAAGGTTATTAGGCAAAATATGCAAACAACAGCAGATAATAGGTACAGAATAATATAATGGGATTTTTATTTCCAAAAATGCCTCCAATGCCAGCGCCTCCTCAACTTGAAATGCCAAGTACGGATGTGCCTTCATACGAGGATACTGAAAGAGAAAAAGCAGAGCTTGAAAAATTGAGAGCTGCGGAGATTTCTCGAAAAGGTCGAAGATCAACAATTTTAACTGGTGGAACTGGATTAACAACTGAAGCCACAACATCAACACCAAGTTTATTAGGAGGTTAAAGATGGGAGGATTTGTTTCAAGAGTAGTAGCGCCAATAGTACAAAAACCAAAACCTGTGGCTCCTCAAATTCAAAAAGCTGCAGTTCAAGCTGCTCCGAAAGGACCAACAGCTGTAGAGGTTGATGATTTTCAAGCAAGAAAATTGGCAACTAATCGCCGAGGTCGTCGAGCAACCATATTAACATCGAGTAAAGGTGTTGACGAAGATTTAGCTTTAGCAAGCAAAAGTTTATTAGGATAATTAATGCAATCAGAAGAATATAGAAAGCTCTCCCAAGAGCTACAAGATAGTTTATCAAGATTAATTAACAAAAGACGAAACTGGGAAAGTCATTGGCAAGAGGTTTCAGATTATTGTCTCCCAAGAAAATCTGAAATTAATAAAGAAAGATCTCCAGGCGATAAACGTCATCAAATTATTTTTGATGCAACAGCAATGCAAGCATTAGAACTTTTAGCTGCATCTTTACATGGGATGCTAACAAGTTCAGCGAATAGATGGTTTGCGTTACGTTTTAAAGAAAGATCTCTAAATGATATAGACGAGGCGAAAGAGTGGTTGGATGACAGTACAAATAAAATGTATGACGCATTCAATAAATCGAACTTTCAACAGGAAGTTTTTGAAGTTTACCACGACCTTATTGCTTTTGGAACTGCATGTCTTTTAATTGAAGAAGATAAAGATGACGTTATAAGATTTAGCGCACGTCACATTAAAGAAATTTATATACAAGAAAACGAAAAAGGTTTTATCGATTTTATTTATCGAAGATTTAAAATGCCTGTTGCCAATATCGTTAAGAAATTTGGCTACGATAATGTTTCTAAAGATATTCAAAGAAAAATTAAAACAACTCCTCATGATGAAATGGAAATTATTCATTGTGTTAAACCACGTGGAGTTTATGACAATAAAAAATTAGATAAAAAAAATATGCCATTTCAAAGTATTTACTTTGAATATGAAAATGGACACATCATATCAATTGGTGGATTTAAGGAAATGCCTTATGTCATTCCAAGATATTTAAAAAGTTCGACAGAGGTTTATGGAAGATCTCCAGCTATGTCTGCTTTACCAGAAATAAAAGTTTTGAATAAAATGGTAGAGGTCGGTTTAAAGGCTGCTCAAAAACAAGTTGATCCGCCGCTTTTAGTTCCAGACGATAGCATGATTATGCCAATTAGAACGGCGCCAGGTTCACTTATATATTACCGTTCTGGTTCTAGAGATAGAATTGAACCATTAAATATTGGAGCCAACAATCCTCTCGGAATCCAAATGGAAAATCAAAGAAGAGAAGCGATTGCAAAAACTTTTCATATCGACCAGTTACTTATAACTACAAACCGCCAAATGACAGCGACGGAGGTTATGTCTCGGAATGAAGAGAAGATGAGAATTTTAGGTCCAGTATTAGGAAGATTACAATCAGAATTATTACAACCATTAATTATCAGAGTGTTTAATGTGATGCTTAGAAGAAAATTATTTTCAGAAGCTCCTCAAATGATAAACCAACAAGAAATGCAAATTGAATTTGTATCTCCTATGGCGATTGCTCAAAAATCCCAGGAGTTACAAAGTATCATGAAAGGTCTCGAAATATTTGGATCTGTTTCAAATATAGTTCCAATTACAGATTATCTCGACGAAAGCGGATTTGTTAAGCAGGTAACGGCAACATTGGGTTTACCTGCCAAACTTATTAAATCAGATGCTGAGGTAGCAGAAGCAAGAGCAAGAAAAGAACAAGCACAGATGCAACAAATGCAAATGCAGCAAAATACTCAAGAGAGCGAAATGGCAAGAAACGTTGCTCCATTGGCTAAGGTAATTAATGACGGATCAAAACAATAAAAAAGTTTTACAGCTTCGAGAAGATTACAAAATAACATTTGGATCTGATCAAGGTAAAAGAGTTTTCAGCGATCTCCAAAAACGCTGTCATGATTTCGTTACTACTCATCAAAAAGGAGATAGTCACGAAACCGCTTTTTTAGAAGGACAACGAGCTGTTCTTCTATTTATTAAAGCGATGATCACTAAAAACAATAAGGAGTAATCTTATGGATCAAGTACAGACAACTGAGCAACCTGCTCAACCTGCGGTAAAAGAAGAGACAACTACTCAACCTGCAGATCAATCGCAACCTGTAACTCAAGAGGAACCGAAGATAGATTTTAAATCTTTAATTCCAACTGAGTACAAAGAGGATAAAGCGTTAGCAAATTTTCAAGATATGAACCAATTTGTTAAAAGTTATCTTCACGCACAGAAAATGGTTGGACTGGATAAAATTCCAGTTCCAAATAAATACGCAACCGATGAAGATTGGAATGAAGTATTTAAACGTTTGGGTGCGCCAGAAAAACCAGACCAATACAAATATAAATTTGATAAAGGTCAAGAAGTTGATGAGAAAGCATTAAAAGCATTTAACGAAGTAGCTCAAAAAAATGGCTTGTTACCTAAACAGGCTGAGAGCATTGTTAAATTTTATAATGAACTTAATCAACAAGCTGTTAGTCAAGAAACATCTAAAATGGATGCGGCTCAAAAAGAAGCTGAGACTGTATTAAAAACCGAGTTCGGTGCAGAATATGGTAAGCGTCTGGATCAAGCTAAACGATTAGCGGTAGCAACTTTAGGAACTGATTTTTTAAATAAAACAGTTTTAAAAGATGGTTCTAAGTTGGGAGATAATGTTTCTTTAATCAAAGCCTTTTCAACATTAGCAGATAAATTATCTGAAGATGAAATTGTAAAAGGTGAAGGCACAGACTATATGAGTGCTAAGGAAATACAAAAACAAATTGATGAGCTTCAACAGGAAGGTTCAGCGTTTTGGGAAAAGACACATCCAAATCACAAACGTTCCGTCGATGAGGTTTATAAATTAAGACAAATGTTAAATGGCTGATGGTTTAGCCAAATTAACAGATAGAGAAATTAGATTAGAATGTATTCGTCTGGCTATTGAATTTGGTCCAGAAAATTTACGTTTTGATCCGCTATCTAGAGCGCAAGAATATTATGCCTGGGTATGTGAAAAAAATTCTTCGAGAAAATCTAAACAGACCTCGATCAATAAAGTCTAACTGAGGACTAAAAACTTAGAGACGAGATCCGCATTTGCGGACAATCAAATCGATTAATTCATAACAACCAAATAGGAGGACATAAAAATGTCTAGCCAAATAACAACGGCTTTCGTCCAACAATATTCAAATAATGTTGCGATGCTAAGTCAACAAAAAGGCTCTCTCCTTAGAAGTACAGTTGATACTGAAACGGTCAATGCGAAAAATGCATTTTTTGATCAAGTTGGCGTTGCCACAGCTCAAAAAAGAACAAGTCGCCATTCTGATACGCCACAAATCGACACGCCTTCTAGTCGGAGACGATGCTCACTATCGGATTATGAATATGCGGATTTAATTGATCAACAAGATAAAATTCGTACTTTAATCGATCCGACATCATCTTATGCCTTAGCAGCTGCTTATGCGCTGGGAAGAGCAATTGATGATGAAATAATCGCTGCTGTAGTAGGCACGGCGTATTCTGGAGAAACTGGCTCAACAGCTACTTCTTTCGATGCGTCTAATGCAATTACAGAAAGTGGAACCGATGGAATGACACTAGCAAAACTTCGTTCTGTAAAAGAAAAGTTAGATAGTGGTAACGTAGATCCAAGTATTTCTCGCTTCGCAATAATAGGACCAAAACAAGTTTCTGATTTGTTAAACACAACTCAAGTAACAAGTTCTGATTATGCAAGTGTGAGAGCTTTAGTGAACGGTGAAATTGATACGTTCATGGGATTTAAGTTCATAACATCAAATCGTTTAACAATCGCATCTTCTAAAAGAAAATGTTTGTTTTATGCTCAAGACGGAATGAAACTCGCTCTTGGTCAAGACATCATGACTAGAATTGACGAAAGATCTGACAAAGGATACGCAACGCAAGTTTACGTATGTATGTCGGCTGGCGCAGTTCGTATGGAAGAAGCTAAAGCTGTGAGCGTAGAAGCTCACGAAGCATAATAGGAGGATAATAGAAATATTATGGCAAGTGTAAAATCCGTCAACATGACGAACATAACTGCTACTCCTGTTGTTAATGCGAGTAGCGAACAGGCTGGAGGAAAACTTAGAGTATGGTACGACACATACGAAGCTTCTTCTCTCGGCTCTGGATCAGACATAACGATTGCTAGATTACCAGCGAATGCAACTGTACACGATGTAATCGTGAAAGCAGATGCGCTAGCAGGTTCAAGCACGCTAATTGCTGGAATAGCAAGTGATACTGATCTCTTCTGGGGTACAAACTCAATAACATGGAATGCTGCTGGACAGTCTTGTTCAATGGTAAACGGAATTAGTACAGGAGCGCCAAGCGCAACTGTTACTGGTTTAGGTTACAGAACAACTGCTGAAACAGATGTCATTCTAACAACTGGTGGTGCTACGATTAGCAACACTATTTATAGTTGGGTGATCTACTCTACAGAGTAATAGCTAATAAAAAGCAAATTAGTCTGGCGGCAATAAAAGTCGCCAGGCTTTCACAATGAATTTTAAAAAAATATTTAATGATCAAGACTTACCTTTTAGTAGGAATGCTTTGTATTCCGTCGATAGAGTGTTTCAGCTTTTTGGAACCAAAACCAACTTACTATACAAATTTACAAAAATGTTTAGTGGATGGAAAAAAACTTGGAGACGATATGTACGGCAGAATGTTAGCGCTCGGTTTAAATGTGCGAATGAAAGTTTGGTGTCAAGAAATAGAACAACATGGAGAATATAGTTAATGGCAAGTAATGTAGATATATGTAATTCAGCTTTAAATCTTTTAGGAGCAAGTACGATCTCTGCGCTCACGGAAGATACGAAGAACGCCAGAATTTGCAATCAGCGTTTCGCTCCAGTTCGTAATAGAGTGTTCAGATCACATCCGTGGAATTGTCTAATTAAGCGAGTACAGCTCGCAGAAAATTCGACAGCTCCTGTAGTGGAATATTCAAAAGCATTTAATCTTCCGAGTGATCACCTTCGTACTTTAAAGCTACACAACGGATCTACTGATAGTATAACTGGATCGATCACTTATAAACTTGAAGGATCTACGTTAGTCACAAATGAATCTACGGCTTATATCGTTTATGTTGCTTTAGATACGGATCCGAATAATTACGATGCTTATTTAATGGAAGCTTTATCTTATCAGCTAGCTGCAGATATGGCTTATGGAATTACAAATAATGCAACGCTGGCGAAAAATTTATTAACGGATGCCGACGAAAAATTAAGAGAAGCAAGATTTATAGACGCAACTGAAAATTCAGTTGATACGATTGAAGCTTCTGAATTTACCGATGCGAGGCTGTAATGCCTAGAACAACTTTAGCATTAACGTCTTTTGTAAGTGGTGAGCTAAGTCCTAAAATGGATGGTAGAACTGATTTTGAAAAATACAGTTCTGGATGCAAAACTTTAGAAAATATGTTGATCCATCCTCAAGGAGCTGCAACACGAAGAGTTGGAACTCAATTTATTTCAGAGGTTAAAACATCGGCAAATAAAACAAGATTAATTCCTTTTGAATTTAGTACAACACAAACTTATATTTTAGAATTTGGGAACACCTATATTCGTTTTTATAAAGATAAAGGACAAATTTTATCTGGCGGATCTGCTTATGAAATTTCCAGTCCTTATTTAACTGCAGAACTTTTTGATATTAAATATGCACAAAGTGCCGACGTAATGTATCTTTGCCATAATAATCATGAGGTGATGAAATTATCTAGAACAGGACATACGGCTTGGACCTTAACCGAGGTGGCTTTTACCGATGGACCTTATCTAGCAGAAAATACGACAGCGACGACAATGACACCAGGTGGAACAACAGGATCAGTTTCGATTACCGCAAGTACGTCAACTTTTGTCGCAACCGATGTAGGACGATTAATAAGTTTTAATAGTGGTCGAGCAAAAATTACTGGCTACACATCTGGAACAGTTGTAACCGCAACTACTCAAGATGATTTTGCAAGTACAGGAGCTGTTACTGCTTGGAAATTAGGAGCATTCTCAGATACGACTGGACATCCATCTTGCGTATCCTTTTTTGAACAACGATTAGTTTTTGCTGGAACAACCGAAGAACCACAAACATTATATTTTTCTAAATCAGGCGATTATGTAAATATGACTGCTGGTACAGATGCAGATTCCGCCATGATCTATACAATTGCTTCAAACGAAGTAAATGCCATTAAATATT